ACAGGCTCAGACATCGGAAACCGCCTCGAAAGAGGTTTTTTTGGTTTCTAAAGCAAAAATGTTGGAGAGTTTTGAAAATAAGACTTCTCTAACAGACATAGAACTAAAACAACTGCTTTCACTTGTTGGCTTTAAAGGTAAGGACCTTATAGTCGCTTGGGCAGTAGCAAAGAAAGAATCTAATGGACGACCATTGGCCTTTAATGGCAATCACAAGACTGGAGACTCGTCTTATGGTATGTTCCAAATTAATATGATTGATACACTTGGACCTGATCGTAGAACCAAGTTTGATCTTGACTCTAACGCTGAACTATTCAATCCCGTCAAGAATGCAGAGATTGCATACTACATGACAAACGGTGGAGATGATTGGTCCTCATGGAAGGGCATCACTCCAAGAACCAAATTTTGGATGAGTAAATTTCCTAAGTAAAATATAATAACTAGAGGCACCTGTAGGGTAAAACCTATGGGTGCTTTTTAGTTTCTTAATATTAGATTAATTGCTACTCTTGGGGCTACTAGTGTTTCAACCTCATGAGCAAGATTTTTAGGGATAAATACAAAGTCGCCTTCTACAAGATGATGTTCATTTTCTAAATTTTCTCCAGTACGCCAAATCATCTCGCCTTTAACTACCCATTGAAATTGGTCAACATAGTCTCTGTGTTTGCTTCCCACAACTCCCCTGTTTTTCATTAAAGATACTAAGCAAAAATTACCAGTATAAATATCTGCTGGATAATGTGAAAGGCCCCACTCAGTTACTGGAGCCAACTCTGGGATTATCGACATGTATAGGTCGTTGGTATCATAAAGTTGAAAAGCCATTCTTGACCAAAACCTACATTTTAATCTCATGTCAGAAGATTCGCCTTCAACAAAATCATTTAAAAGATATGACCTGTCTGGGAAAGCAGTCAAATCCTCATCAACATACTTAGAGACCATTGACATAATTGTGTCTAATGATGGCAAATTTGTAAAAACATTTTTAAATATATGAATTCTGTTTTCTAACCTTGCCTGCTCAACTAAAGCCCTGTCTATCATTATTTTAGCCAACTAACAACTGCGTATCTCGTTCCTTCTATTACTGGAAGAACTGAGTGGTTGTAAATATAGTTTGATGGGAATACTATAAACTCATTTGCTACTGGTTTATATGTTAAATTAAATCTTGGAAAAGAAATCTCTCCTCCAGTATAGTCATCATTAATATAGTAGACCCAGGACATTCTTCTATGATGATCTTTATGGTCATCAATATGGTTTGTAAATTTTTGTCCCTGGCCATATTTTAATATGCTATATTCTTCGTGAGATGTGGTATCTAATTGATGCTCTTGCTTGTAGTCTGACTCTAAAGGACCAAACCCAGTTAAAAACATATTTGATAAACTTGAATTAAAAGCGTCTTGTAAATTTATAAAATCTTCATCTATAAAATCTTTATAGTTTATAGTGATAAGCATTGTATCTCTGTAATTTGTGTCTACCTGTATCTTGTCATCTTTTTGTATTGAAGATTGCATCCACTGCTGTCCAGAAGTAGAAAGTCCCTCTTCAATGTCTTGAACTAAAGTATCATAATTTTCAAGAACGTCAGAGTATACGATTATCCCTGGTGCTAACTGTCTTTTTTTCATTACCATTTTCCTATTGGGCATGAAGCCATCTTAAGTTTAGTCTTTGCTGCCATGAAACACCCACACTTTTTACACTGTGTTGTTAATTTAATTAATTCTGGGCATCCCTTGCATATAGAAAATCTTTCTTTTGCTACTTCATCTTCTACATAATTTTCTTTATCTAGCAAATGCCAAGGTCTTGATTCTCCAAGACTTTCCTTATATTTTTCCCACGCTGACAATTCTTTGTCCATCAATATCCTCCTCTTACTAGTATATCATAATGACTAGTAAGCGCATGCGCCATTGCAACAGGTTGGGCAAGTCTGCCACATGTAATCAAGGTAGCAAGTACAGTTCGATGGGGTAACAGAAGGCGTTACGGCTGGTGTAACAGCAGGTGTTACTGCTGGTGTGACCGCAGGTGTTACTGCAGGTGTTACTGCAGGAGTTACTGCAGGTGTTACTGCAGGTGTGACCGCAGGTGTTACTGCAGGTGTTACTGATGCAGGTTGGCAACCTGTGTCAGTAGTTATATTTTGACAAGAACCTGGTGTCCAGCAAACATATGTATTCATTATTCCAGAGGCACAAACACTTGTTGATACAGATCTTGTGCTGTTATAACTTTGTGTTGGAGAGCAAGAAGTACAGTCAACTGGTGTTACTGCAGGAGTTACTGCTGGTGTAACAGCAGGTGTTACTGCTGGTGTTACTGCTGGTGTGACCGCAGGTGTTACTGCAGGTGTTACAGAACCACATGGGAATGGAGGGACTTGTGGATAAGATGCTGTTGAAGTTCCATAAGCACATACTGTATTTGCAACACCAGGTACGCATCCACTATCGTTAGTGGTAGTTGTATATTGATATACTGATCCTTGCTCGTTAGTAGTGCAATACCATTGTGATGTTGCAGGTGTTACTGCAGGTGTTACTGCAGGTGTTACTGCTGGGGTAACAGCAGGTGTTACTGCTGGGGTAACAGCAGGTGTTACTGGAGTACATGGGAATGCTGGGATTGCTGGATAGGCTGTTCCTGTTGGTCCAGAAACACATACTGTATTAGCAACACTGTTGCAACCAGTATTATTTGTGCTGGATGGGTAAGTTGCAGTAGTTCCATCATTTTCTCTTGTAGAGCACCACCATTGTGTTGCTGGAGTTACTGGAGTTACAGAAGTACAATTTAGTGCAGTTGTGGATACTGAACCGTCTATTGCGTTTCCTATGCTTCCTGGATAGGCTGCACAGAGTGCATTTAAGCCAGTTGCTGCTTCTGATGAAGAAGAATATTGTCCACTAACCATTGGGCTATCAGTACAACAAGCATAATATGTTTGAGTTGTTACTGGTGTAACTTGCTGACTACATGTTCCACAAGAGGTTGTTGATATTGTAAATGGCTGGGTTACCTGAGATCCAGTCTGATTTGGACCAGAGTAAAGTCTTAGAGTTGATGTTCTTGTTGTTCCACAAGCCAGTGGTGCGGTCCAAGATCCACCGACGCCTTCTCCAGATTGTGCAGAAGTCCATCCTGTACTGTTAGTAACAGCCCATGATGCTCCAGTTCCTGTCCAATCAATGCTAATTGAAGTACAGTCGCTACTTTCTTCTATGGAATTAATACTTGGTTGAATAGCAGGAGTTACTGATGCTTGATAGTTCCACATTGTCAAGTTTACACTTGTTCCTGTTTGAACTGAAGTTCCTGCTTCTGGGTTTTGACTTTGAATTTTTTCTGAATTAGAAGAATTAGTTGTTGATGATCCTGTTGCAAATCCTCCAATAGACAATCCTACTGCACTCAATGCAGTAGATGCTTGTGAAGATGTCATTCCTACAACATTTGGAACTGTAACCGTTACTACTGGAGTTACAGGTGGAGTTACAGGAGTTACAGGTGGAGTTACAGGAGTTACTGGTGGAGTTACAGGAGTTACTGGTGGAGTTACAGGAGTTACTGGTGGAGTTACAGGAGTTACTGCTGGCGTAACTGCTGGTGTAACTGCTGGTGTAACAGGAGCAATAACAGCACCTTCATAAACATCTCCATAAAAAATCCAAGTATCTGTATTGATCTTTAATAGCGTTCCCTTGCTATACTGTCCATCTAAAAATAGTTGTGAATTTTTGCTTCCTATAACAACTCCAGAACTTGCAGAAATAGTTGTTTTACCTGTTCCAATTTCAACAAGGTTATACTGATATCCAACTGGAATAGCAACTGAAGAATTTGACGGGATAGTCAAAGTCATAGGAGTAGTGGTAGAAAGAAGAATAGTCTTGCTAGCATCTGCTAAAGTTAATGTAAAACTTGAACCTTTAGTGACTACGGATGTCGAGTTTGCAACATAAGACTTTGTAGCAACTGTAGAATCAATGTCAAACTGTGTAGTTACAGCATTCCAGTCAATACCAACACCAGCAAGTGTGGCTTGATCTACAACGGAGTTATCAATTTTTGTATCTAAAGCATCTAAATATCCTGCAATTGATTTTGGGTTAATTGCTGCAGAGTTTGCTGGAATTACCGCTTGGCCTGTTGGAGATACTGATCCATAATGATATAGTCTTAAAGCCTCTTGAATATCAGCAGACTGGTCATATCCAGGAATTAGGGTGGGGTATTGACCATTGCCATTTTCTGTGTCATCAATATATTCAGCAGCCATTACATATCACCATCTTAGATTATACCACCGTAATTAGGAAATGGACTACGTGTGTTCCGCTAAGCCCTGTCCAAGCGCTTCCTGAAAACTCAGCAGCGTTAATGCCTACTGGTAATATGATATCCCCTGTTGCTGACTCTATTGTGATTGGCTTTACTACTATGGAGTGGGCAACGGGTTTTGTTGGATTTGAAAAAGTACATTGAATATTAAACTGTGAAGCAGTTAGACCACTTATAAGGCTAGTGGGGACTATGTTAGAAATCTTAAAATCTATGTTTTCTGTTGCTACCCCGTTAGTAAAAGATACATTCTTGTTAGCACTATATTTGTCTACCATAAGTTTGCTTATTTCAACCCAGGTTAGAACCTCATTGACCTGCATTAACTGGTAGATCATCAAGTATTTAGAATCTGTTGTTAATATATTTATATAGATATCTAAGACTTGTACATTTTCTGGATTTGTTTGGTCATCTGGATGTCCATATCCAAAAAGAAAAAGATTTCCTCTTTCTCCTTGAGAGCCAAAGTCAACCTCAACATTTACATTGGCTGTACCACCAATAACTTTTACATCGTCAGTTGATACAAATACCTCTGTCATGCTACCGTCCACTTTGCATAAAGTGTAATTGGATTGTATGGAGATTCTGGAGTATAAGAATTATTTGTTACCTGTGTTCCCGATCCTGCAGGACCAGTAAACCATCCGCCAAAAGTATGTCCTGTTCTAATTGGTGCTGTTGTTGGAATTGATGCAATTGTCGATTGCGGAATATAAGATGTTGACCCTCCAACTTGACTTGTTGTTGCACTCTGGTTATCATATGTAATTGTTGGAGCATTCCACTTAGGATAAAGTTTTATATCTGCGTTAGCAAGAGGAATTGTTGATCCTGCTGAATATACAGTTCCTGTACCATCTGCAAACTTTGTCCAACCAGCAAAAGTGTATCCTAATCTTGCAAGAGTTCCGTTGTTTGCAACAATAACATTTTGATTTGGAAGGTATCCATTTGTATCTACTGGGACGACTCCGCTTGTTGCATTTATATTATGATAAATAACTCTGTATGTTGGAATTGCTTTATTGGGAGTTCCAATATCTTGTGTTACATCATCTGTTACAGAAATAGATCCAGTCAAAAGAGTGAAGACCTTGTCATATGTGCTTGGTCCTTGAGCATAAACTTGAATATCATATACATAGGTCTTTGTTGCATTCATAAGTTTTGCATTGTCAGGAGTAATGGCGCAAGTGATGTGCGTGTTGTCATTTGAAATTATTGCACTTGCTCTTATCTGTCCTAGGACTACTCCTGCTTCTCCACGAGTCTCAGCAATTGTAAAAGTGGCGTTTCCATAGTCCGTTAAATAAAAGATTGACCCATCTGTTTTTTGAGGGTATACTTTAAACTCATGGGTGTCACCCTTGTAGTAGTTTATATTGAGTTCGCCTGGAAATGCCATAGTTTTATTATACCACGCTGACATATACAGAATTGAAAATTACTGAAGCATCAAAGTCTGTTCTAATCTGAGGAACTGCTCCGCTACCCCACATACTCTGGTCTTCAATAAATATTTGTTGAGTAACAGAAAGGTTGTAAGTGTTTTGGTATTTTAAAGATCCTACCAACTGAACGAATTCCCTACCCTTGCTTGCAAAATATGTTCTTAGCCAAACCTCAGTGTTAGAAGTATATGTGGTTAGTTCAAAGTTATAGGTTATAAATACCTGGGAGCCCTCCTTTATACCGTGGAAGTTTAAGGCTCTCTGGTGGCTATTCCAAAGACTTGTGCAATCTTTTGGAAGGTACTTTTCGTTTTGGTTTTTATCTTTAGTGTCAAGTAGAAGAGTCACCCAGCCATCGTCTCCTTGAGATATACCAAGTTTTATTGGTTTGTCAAAAACATTTGTGTATGAAGCCCAACCTGCCTGTTGACCTGAAGATGATAGAGAACTTAGACCGTTTTGTCCAGTTAGTCCCTTTTCTCCCTTTTGTCCCTTTTGTCCTTCTGGTCCTTGGGGACCTGGCAATCCATCTTTTCCATCTCTGCCTGCTGGCCCTTGTGGTCCGACTGGTCCTGGAACTGGAAGAAAAGACAATGTATTTTCTTGATAGGGCGCTGCCTGAACTTGTTCTACCTGTGCAGCGTAACTATTTTTTTTTACATTGGGAAAGTCCATAGATTTAGAGGCAGCCATATAGACATTATCTCATAATATTATTTATTTACTTTAAAGGTTTTGTTTTTAATTCTGATTACTGGAGGTAACTCAGGTCTAGGAGAAGTTACTTTTACTACTGCCATTACAGACTTCCTGTAATATCACCAATGACTGAAATAGTTCCAATCAAAGGTGTCCAGATTGTATTTGAGTCAATGGTTACCTGTAAGTCAAAGGTTAATTCAGTAACAACTGATTTATAGCCAACACCCCAGTTAGCAGTCAAAATCGCAGGGGCTAAAATATCTACATATCCAGCACCAGGAGTAACTGTAAGAGAATCTAAAATATCAGACTGAGGATCATAAGAGGTAGCCTGATATGTCCATTCAGAGGTATCAAAATATGTGGTTTCGTCATCTTCTAAAAATTCAACACGAAGCGGAGAGGTATCTCCTCTAACGATCTGCCATTTAATTCTGGCTGGATCTGCTCCAAATATCTCAGGTGAACAAAGACTCATAATGCGATTATACCATAAAAAAAGACTAGTACTCAGGCTGGTGGGTATGAGAGACAAACCAGAGTACTAGTCAACTTAAAGTATATCATATCAGTACAATTCGGACAGTAATATTTAAAGTTATCAAATTGTTATAATAGGAATGTCCGTTTTGTCATAATAAGTCTTAATAGTCAGGATGTCGGATAGTGTATACTTAAAATATATAAGAAAAAAGAACTATATCTAAGGTTTGTATTTACAAGATATCTTTATATATAGTATATAGCAAATTATTTATTAGTGTTAGCAATGTGCTTAATTAGAATTTCATACATCTCGTCAAGTTTCTTTTCTTGGCGATCTCTAGATTTAATAGAGTCAATTCTTTGTTCGTCTAAAGCGGTTTCTAGTCTTGAAATTTGATCCTTCATTGATGATCCAGAATTCGGTTTAAGTTCGCTTAAATAATGTCTGACAAGCCACTTGATAGAAAAGGCTATTGATGATACAATTGTAAGTATGGCTACTATAAGGGAAGCCCAGTCTTGGATTGTCATAACTGTATTATTATAAGGGGTATTTTAAGAAAATGAAAACAGCCATACTCAAAACACTTGAGCATTCTAAGAATTTAATTATATCCCCAGATATGGATGGGTTTATGACCGCAAAATTATTAGAGCGTTTTAACGGTTCGAAAATAGTGGGGTCTTACGACAAAAATGTTTTATGTCTCGCCGACGGGATCAATCCAGAAGAATGTTTGTTTGTCGATTGCGATATGAATCGAGAAGAGTTCGTTTCGCTCGGAAATCATATGCGTTTAATTCGAGACGGTATGTCGAGTAAATCCTTTAATCCTAATGTGCACTTCGACGTGGAGACATATAGCGACAAGTTCCCCTATGCAACCGCTTTTTTGATTTCGTTTGCAACAGAGGCTGATCTCTCCGAACAAGACCTTATACGCATGGCATTCGCTGATTCAACTCTAAAGAACATGGAGAAGTACAGCGACAACATGCGAAATTGGTCTACACGGATGGATCATTCTGCAGTAAAGTACATTACAGACAATTCGGACATTGCTAGAAGAAATGATGCACAAGCAAGATTTGATTATGTAGACCAAGCATTTGTTTCTAAAAGGTACGGCAAGGAAAGATACCTGGATACCCTTAATAAGGCCCTAGCAGACCAGGAGATGGCTTTTGAGCCATTAGTCCAGGGTATGAAGTATGTCTGCGACAAAGTTGGCATCAACACCCTTATAAGGTATAATAGAG